CAATAAATATGTATGATATGCCTAGACTGTCGATTTTCAAGCCTGAAAAGGGAAATGATTACAAGTTCTTTGACCGCAACATCAAGGAGATGTTCACGGTGGGAGGCACGGACCTACACTTCCACAAATACCTAGGTCCCTATGACCAGGGCGACACCAACAAGGACGGTCCGGCCTCACCCAGCCAACCCAGGGTCACAGGCAGTGATCTAAATGAGACCACCATACAGGACCTACTATTCCTAGAGAACAGGGACAGGAAATATTCAAGCGATGTCTACGTGGTACGCGGGATCTACAACGTGCAGGATGCAGATTTCAACCTATCACAGTTTGGAATGTTCCTGCAGAACGACACACTGTTCCTAACAGTGCACTTGAACGACATAGTAGAGAGAATTGGCAGGAAGCCCATGGCGGGAGATGTCATAGAGTTCCCTCACATGAAGGAAGATTACAGTTTAGACCAGTCTATACCCATAGCACTAAAAAGGTACTATGTTGTGGAGGACGTCAACAGGGCCGCGGAGGGATTCTCACAGACATGGTGGCCGCACCTACTGAGATTGAAGATGAAGACACTGGTAGATTCACAGGAATTCAAGGACATCATAGGCGATGCAACAACGGCGGGATCCATGGCCAGTTACATGAGCACCTACAACAGGGAGAAGACCATCAATGATCAGATAGTGGCACAGGCCGAACAGGATTCACCACGTGCTGGATTCAACTACAAACAGTATTATGTGGCGCCAATAGACGAGAGGGGCAACATAAGGACGGACAATGTCAACACAGAGGCACAGAGATCTAGCAGTGACAAAACAGTCAACGCAGTCATTGACACGCCTGCCAGTTCGCATTATGGTTTCTACCTAGACGGCGATGGCGTGGCACCCAACGGTCATCCGGCTGGATTTGGAATCAGTTTCCCAAACGCCAACGTGGACAAGGGAGATTACTTCTTACGCACAGACTATCTGCCTAATCGTCTGTTTAGATTTGACGGTACCAGATGGGTCAAAGTGGAAGATTCCGTAAGGATAACTACAACCAACAACGATTCTAGGGCAAACTTCAAGACAGGTTTCGTCAACAACACGACCACCGACACCATAAACGGTCTGACGGTTGATCAGAGACAGGCCTTGACCGATGCCCTTAAACCAAAGGCTGACAATTAATGCTTCACTTCTACGAAGGTCAGGTAAGGAAATTCCTAACTCAGTTCATCAGGATCTTGAGCAACTTTTCCGTGGAGACGGGCAAGGGTTCGGATGGCTCTGTGCAGTTGAGGGCTGTACCTGTCACCTACGGAGATCCGACCAGACAGGTGGCCAACATAATCAGGAACAATTCAGAGAATGCGCTACAGTACGCACCAAGGATTGCCTGTTACGTGAGGGAGTTGAACTACGACAGGGACAGGATGCAGAACCCATACCACGTAGAGAAACAGCACCTCAGAGAACGTAATTACAATGAATCAACTGGCGAATACACCAACCAATTGGGTGCTGGATACACAGTTGAGAAGGTGATGCCATCTCCGTTCAGACTAGAAGTCACAGCGGACATATGGAGTTCAAACACGGACCAGAAACTGCAGATAATGGAACAGATTCTTTACCTGTTCAATCCAGACTTCGAGATACAGAAGTCCGACAACTACATAGACTGGACCAGCCTCAGTTACGTTGAGTTGACGGGCACCACATTTAGTTCAAGGACCATACCAGTTGGTGCGGATTCAGAGATCGACGTGGCCACACTGACATTCAGCATGCCTATATGGTTGTCACCACCAGTCAAGGTCAAGAAACTGGGCGTGGTACAGAAGATCATCATGAGCATATACGACGACGACGGTGGCATAGCCAAGGGCCTGATAGATGGAGAACTGATGTCTAGGAGTTACGTGACACCAAACAACTTCGGACTGTTGGTCACAGGCAATCAACTGAGATTATTGGGCACAACAGGAGTGAATGTCAGTTCCGGTGGTGATGGATTCCACACTGGTGCCAACGAGCCCAACAACTATGATCCCTTCGAGACTTTTGGTCCCGCGGTCAACTGGAAGGTACTACTAGACCAGTATGGAAAGGTAACAAACGGCACATCACAGATCAGATTGAAACAGCCAAACGGCAATGAGGTAGTAGGTACTATAGCCACAACCACACTGGATGACACTATACTGCTCTACAGCATAGATTCCGACACAATACCTTCAAACTCACTGACCGCTGTGAAGAAGATCATAAATCCAGCCACGTTCGATCCAGGCACACCCGCAAACGGTGATAGGTATCTGGTCATAAATGACGTGGGAGACAGCACGGCGAGTTTCCAAAGTCAAACCTGGGGCACACTGGTGGCCAGCGTTGGTGACATCATAGAGTACAACAGCACGACATCGAAATGGAACGTGGCTTTTGACGCATCAAATCCCGACTCGACACAGCACTACGTCACCAATCTCAACACTGGTATACAATACCGATTTAACGGCACAGAGTGGGTCAAATCCTACGAGGGCGTGTACACAGCGGGTAATTGGAGCATAGTGTTGGATGGTGGCTACAGTCAGAGTGACGACGCGGACAACAACGACGCACAGACACCTTGATAAAATACACATAAGTTGTTATAATAAGATATGAAAGAAAACATAGTCTGTTCTGGCGCACTGTTCTACAGCACCGCCACTAAGCGTTTCCTGTTCCTACAACGCACGGAAAAGAAGACACAGGGAATGTGGGGTCTAGTTGGTGGACAGGCCAAGTACACTGAATCAGCGTTCGAAGGATTAAAACGTGAGATACAGGAAGAAGTGGGCGACACTCCCAAGTTCAAGAAGGTCATACCCCTGGAGATGTTCACGTCAAACGATCAGAAGTTCTTCTTCCACACCTACCTCATAGCCATAGAGTCAGAATTCATACCAAAATTAAATGCGGAACATTCCGGCTACTGCTGGTGTGCTTTCGAGTGTTGGCCCAAGAACCTACACATGGGACTGAGGAACACCCTCAACAATAAATCGATAAAAGGCAAGTTACAGACTATATTGGATTTGATAGTTTAACTACGGAGTGACGGTGCTGTCTTCCGCGTCTGTCCTCTCTTTGGCTGTCTGCAGGTCTGCATCCAGGAAGAGCTGTTCTCTCGTACTGGTGATTGATTCACCGGCGTCTAATTTCTGTTGCACTATCTCGTCTGTGATCTTCTTGATGGCCTTTTCTGCTCTTACCTTAGTGACGTTCTCTACCCATTCCTGTGGGCTGTAGGCGATCACCTCCATGGCCTTGTATTCGGTGTCTGTGAGTGTTATCGTGATTGTTTGTGGCATAATAAACTTATTTATCCTGCGATTACACCTGCATCAAGAAACCGTGCCAATGTAGGTAGGCCCAACTGGTCCCGTACATGTGGGCATTCTGGTTGTAGATCCGCATGGTGTCACCCGCATCCATGTACTGCACCTTGCCCCCACACCTGTGGCTCCTGGTGGCCTGGGCCGCGGATGTGTAGATGCGCAGTTCGTCCGCGTCGGCGTCGCTGTTGTTTTTCTGCAGTTCGTAGTAGTCATTGACGTACTGAGTGGAACCACTGACGTCCATGCTCCAGCAGTGGAACCAGTACACACCGTCTATGGGTGCGGTGAAATAGCCAGTGGCGGTGCTGTAGTACCCACCATTGTTTACCCGTGTGTGGTCGAAGATCACCTGACCCGCCGTCCCTGAGATGTGTCCCGCGTCCCTGTAGGCATGGAAACAGGGCACGTCGCTGATCTTGTAGTTGTTGGGCACGTTGAGCAGATCCTGGCCGTCCTCTGTGATGGTCTGAAGCACTCCCGCCGTGAGATTGATTGCCATTATTGCCTCCCCAGGTAACAGCCCTGGAACATGGTGTAGTGGTGGTCATTGCCATACAATCCGGTGTCCATCCTGCCGATGTACACGTCCACGGTGTCGCCGTACTCCAACGTGACTATGCCACCACCGGGGAACTGGTGGTGATGGGAGGAGGCCCCCGAGCTGTAGACCCTGAAGCCCGTGCCGAAGGCTATGGAGCCGTTGACACGCACGTCGTAGTAGTCGTTGATGTTGTTGCCATCGTTGTCGTCCATCATCCAGGTGTAGAACCAATAGATGCCCGCCAGTGGACACGTGAAAGTGGTCGATCCCATGTTGTTGCCGTGATCGTACACTGTCTGGTCCCAGGTGATGGGCCTGCCATTGGATGTGGTGAGGTTGGCGTTCTGGTCATTCTGCACCAGGAAGGCGGGCACGTCTGTTGGCACGCTCCTGAAGAAACCATCGAACTGCATCTGTCCGCTGTTTGAACTGATCTGTGTGTTTGGGAATATGATGGCCATGCGTTACCCCAGATACACCACACAGAACCTGGTGTATGCGT